GCCATTATGCTAAGTCTCCGTGTGCTAATGCCTGTTGATTATTTTCATCTTGTAAAGCTACAGTGCCGTCTACATCAAAAACATTAATACTTAATCTTGCAGTTGTATCAGCAGAGGATATAGTACCTCTATTAGAATTTGAATTTGACATACTACCAGATGCAACAGAAGAAGTTGCTGCCATAACAGTGTAGTGTATAGATGACATACTATTAGTATAGTTTCCATACATACTACCTGTTCCTCTATCTGTTACAGAACTTATATTAAAAGAATCATCTATAACATTACTATTTACTTGGTCAAATATAAACCAAGCCTTCGCTAATCCTTGTTGTAAGTTAGTTGTGGTAGAACCACCCTCTCCTGTAACATTAATACTACCTGCTGAAGTTGTACCTGTTAAAGTGTTTGTCTTTAAGGTACTCATGCTAGGTCTCCTAATACACTCGCCATAGTATAAAGAGGGTCAAACTCACCTGTAATTCTTCCATCCGTAGTTACAACAAATGAACTTGTAGCATTAGTTGTGCCATTTCTAATACCTAACCATCCCCCATCGTTATTACTATCAGCAGAACTATCCCCAAATGTTGCTACATAATTTGCATTGCCCATAGCATTATTTAAACTATCTCTAGCTGCTATTGTGCCAGTTCCATTAAAATTTACCCATGATTTAGCTAAACCTTGTACTAAATTCTGTGTAACACTTGTGCCACCATCAGACTCATACACAGATGTATTCTTAACTCTTATATCTGTCCCTAGTGAACCACCAGTCTTACGTATTGTATCTACAAATATTTCACTCATAATGTTACGAGCCTTCCACCTGATTCTACTGTCAATGTTACACCACTTGTTATTGTAAGAGGTCCTGTGACGTTTGCATTTTCGGTTGCAAGTATTGTTATGTCTGCACCTAATGATTGTGCATTAGTTCTAAACAACCCACCACCTTTGAAGTTACCCTTGTTCTCTGCTGCAGGAGTAATGTTGCCACCTGCTAACTCCAAAAAATATACAAAGATATTG